GCGGCGAATAATCTCAGGTGTTATTTTTACTTGAATCATCTGACACTGTCTCTATAAGCTGATTAGAATACACAGCCTCTGCTGTTACCATCTGATCTAAGTTAAACCTAGATTCTGCAATTCTGGCTCTCAACGATTGAACTTGACGCAGTAAGTACTTTTGCGTTTCATCTAAATCATCATACTCGTAATCAACATCGTTGATCGTGATTTTATTTGATTCCGTCATCTTGTTCCTCTTTAGGTAAAAAGACTAGATAGAACGAACCACAGTTTGCACAACTAAGATTCGTTTCCATGCAGTATTCATCATCTTCCTCAGAAATATCATGGTCTGCACCCCATGTCAAATTAAAACTACAATGCCAGCAGTTCAATTTATTTTCTCCCTTTTTTCCTTCATCTTCTGCCACTCATCCCAACTAGGATGATTGCGGGGCGGATTGAACTGAACGTAGTCATCACTCATCTTCCAAGTGAGCAATATACTCTTCGATATCGACTGTTTCGAAGTCACCGATTTTTTCGTCATTGATTGCCTCTGTTAAGTTCTTTGTCAAGATATCACGCAAAGCATAAGAAAGCAAGGCTTGCCGCGCATCTTCACTCAGTTCGAAAACTACAGCGGCACCGCCGTCTGACGTTTCAACAATATCTGTTACTGTGATTGATAGTTCCATGTTCCAATAAAACTCCCTATACTAGTGCTGGCAGTCACGCATCCATTCTCTTAGCTTTCCCGGCCTATCCCTACCATAACTGGCCTCTTGATTTAAAGGGTCTACGGAAAGTACCAGCATAATCAACTCTTTTCTTACGCCGCATTCAAGTCAACGACTTCACAAACCCCAGCCGTACACGCCAACTCACGCGAACCGCTAGTGTTATCTTCCTTCTCAAACTCAGAAAGCTTGTTCCAGTCAATAGTCACGTTTTCGTACACCTTCTTCCATTCCAAGTACTCATCTGGTTCGATGTCTTGGTACGGGGCTTGCTGATAGGTATGGTCACTGTGTGGCAAGAATGATACACCTGATGCAACATCGAAGTTCTCATAGACCCACGCACCTACATCCATCCACTCATGCTCCTTAACTGACACGGTAATAGAAGGCTTGTGCTCACACCAGTAAATTGCATACGTCTTCCACAGTTCTAGCTGTTCAATAGCTGTCATCTGTGTACGAGTTACGGCACCTTCTGGGGACTTCATTGGGAAGCTAAAGACCGTTGTAGAGTCTGGCTTCATCATGTCACGCTCGTTGTGTACACCGCTTTCAATAAGGAACTGCGTCAGTGGATCTTTGTTGTCACCACGAACTGTACGAATGAAGTAATCATTGTGCCGTGCGTGGATGCCACTAGCTGCGTCTACAAGCTGGGATACTGTACCAGACGGTTTGACGCAAGTGATAGCCGCTGACTGCGGAATACCAAGCATACCAGCAAACTTCTTGTTTGTGTCTACGGCAGTCTGGCGCATCTCGCCTAACCAATTCTTGCTGTCTACATTCTTAGAAAGCACAGGGTGATCCATGATACCTGTCAAAGATACGCCCAACAGACGCTCTTCCTCTGTGTTGTCTTTCCAGATCTTACGAAGATACTTAAAATCAGTCAGGGTAGATTGCAGGGTACCCAAGATAGTTGCAAGGCGAACCTTGCGCTTCAGATCTTCCAGAGAGTCGGTTTCACGAACCACCACCTCTGACAAGTTACAGAATTGATAGCCACGCAAAATGATTTCAGAGCACGGGTTTGTGCCCCACATGTGGCCTTGCTCACGGCGTCCGTTGCGACCTACTTGTTTGTCTGCCGCTTCACGGTTGAACATACCACGCTCACCAGACTTACTGTCGTACAAGGCAAGCCATTCACGCATGAATGTACCCATCTCAGGCTTTTGCTTGTAGGCTACAGAATTGTTTGCAAGCGCACGTTGCGGCTCACCTTCCCACCACATACCTGACTTGGCATGTGCCATCTGATCATCATTCAAGTTGGACAGGCTGATCAAGGCAGAGCGGCGAACACCGCCGACGACAACGATCTCACCAATCTTACACATCAAGTCGTGGCACTCGATTGGAAACAACCGACGCCCTTTAGCTTTCTTGAATGTTTCAACAACAAAGTTAAACAGATCTGCAAGAGGCTGTGGCCCAGACGCACGTCCGCCCATAACCTTGAGGCGTTCACCTGCAGGGCGAACCTGAGACATGTCCCAAGCAGGAATCTGCCCAGCATAAAGCAGAGCAATCAATTCGCGTAACGCTCTTGCCCATCCCGGTTTGCTATCAGCTACTGAAATAACGATGTCAGAATTACCAAAATTATCGGATACAACAGGTAATCTATCCACATTTTCTCTCTCCACACTAAATCCTACACCTGTACCGCACATGAGAATGTACATGCACTCATCGAATGCACGGGGGCTATCGACAGGTATGTAGCTACAGTTATAACCGCAGATGTTATCACGAGCAAGGGCTGGCCCTGCTGTCATCACGGCTCTCATAGATGGCATTACATCAAGATTCAGGATAGCTTCCCGAACCTCTTCTACAACTTTTGTATCTACTTTGTAATTACATTTTCCTTGCACCTGATTGACCATAAAGTTTACATATCGGTCAACGGTCTCGTCCCAATTTTCACGACGTTGTTCGTCGTCTAGCCAACGAGCGTAGCGCGACTTGTGAATGAACTGTTGATATGGTGTGGGCAGCATGTTGCTCATGTCTTATTCCTTCTCTTGCGTTTCGATCAGTTTGTTGAGGTACCACTGGGCTTTTTTGAGGTCTTCGATTCCGTTTTTGTATCGTTCTCGCCATGTGTACTTGAGGATGTTTCCTTTGTAATATCCGCCCAATTCTTCCGGAGATAACGCCGCTTCTATTGCGTCAATACATTCGATACCTGCTCGATTGTAGTGTGGCGGATTATTGACATTGTCGGGCCTCACATCTTCTAGCCAGTCGGTGTCTTTCCACTGACGTTTCATTTCTATATCTTTCATTATACGATTATAATCCGTCATCTGTTGTCTCCATTACCAGATAACGTACCACGCTCTTTGCGGCTTTGCAACTTCGTAATATTGTTTTTGGCAATGCTTTCCAAGTCGGTTTCAAGAACCTGCGCCATAGCCGCAACGTACCATAGAACGTCACCCAACTCATCCCTAAGTTCATCTACCTTTTCATAAAGGTCTTCTCGTGAATAGCCGTCACGAATAAACTTCTTAACTTTGTTTGCTATCTCTCCTGCTTCCCCAGCCAAGCCCAAAGCGGTGTAGGCATACCCATCTCTTTCAGGAAAGATTGCAGTTTGCATAGCTTGCTTTTGATAGTCGTTTAAGTTCATTGTACCTTCCCGAAATCTACTTTAACTACGTTTCCCTCGACAACCTTGTTTAGCTTGGGATCATCAACTTCTGCTTCTTCGAGCATCTCTTTACCAACAAGCTTGAACTGAATAGAAGCGACACCCCTATCGTATACATCATCGGTGTGGAATCGTATCATATCCAACACACCTTCTTGTATAACCATTGCAGATGTAAAATCTTCCTCTTCTTCATACGTACTATTTGTAGTGTCGTATGCAGCTAGGGTAAACTCGTTATCTCCTGTCGGCCTTAAAATGATATAGTACCTGTCGGGTAACAGAGATAGTACTTCTGAATTTGTTTGAATTTCATCATCGTCTTTCATTTTTTATACCAATCTGTTGGGATTGAACCTTCCGCCCACACGAACCCGTGACGCTCACACCATGAAGAATACGTTGTCTTACTGCCTTTGTAAATCTTATTCGATGCACGAAGAAACACAAATCGTATGTCCAACTCTGGATGTTGCTTCTTTACAAGTAACATCTTCACCCTGTCGTCTTTAGTCAGGTGGCCTTTAGCTTCAACGTATATGTCGCTTTTTGGAAGATAAAAGTCTGGTGTATAATTTCGTGGTTCTGGAATGTATTGAAACTTTGCTTTTTCATATTCAAACGGAACATCGTTGTCCGTTAGTGTTCTAGCTAAATTTAGTTCGAATTGTGATCTGTAACCTGCCTTTTTCAAAACTCTAATCCTATCGACTGAAAACGCTTTATTAGGTACCCTGCCAGTTTTGGGGATAGTCTTTCGATGTTGGTAAGTTCTGTTGTTAAAGGGTGCATCGGCACACATACATAAGCCCCTGAGTGTGAAGTTCTACTTATCTTTTGCAATTCTTCTTCTACAGTCTTGATATCCCTGACCTCAGTATCTGACTGAAGCGAACCCGTTTTACTGTAGTTGTTTACAAGGGTGAGGGGTAGCCCATTTTGATGCAACCGCATCTGGGCTACCCGACGTTCTCCCCCGCTCTTCTGCACGGATTCGATGTAGATATGAAACAAACTCTTATTCATGTTCATAAGTTCTACTTCATATTTTTTAACGAATAGGTACGGCATCAGAGTTCCTTCTTTTTCAAGCTAGA